TTCCCATCCACCTGAATTTCACCCGTCCAAGTTCCAGCGGCCTTCTTAATGGCATCCTGAACAGATGAAGCCTTGATTGAAAGCATGGACATTCCCGGAATACAAACCTTATAGGTTTTAGTTCCACCGCCGCCTTTGCCCCCGGAACTTCCACCACTTTTCTTATTCTTTCCTGAAGAAGTGGAAGCGCCCCTTTCAGGCTTAACCACAATGGGGGCAGTTGGGGCGGGTTTGGTAACTTTGAATGTTTTTGTTGAATAAGGCTTATACTGTTTCAATACAATTTGAACTTCAGTATCAAATCCGTTTTTCGCATCATCAATGATCGAATAGTTTTCCAAGGAACAGGTTATATTCGTGCTGAATATTTTGATTCCCCTGTTTTTTGTTTTCTTTGGAAATGCCCGAACAATAATGAATTGAAAGGCAACCTTATTCTTTTTGAGTTTTTCCAGCTTATTCAGAAAATAATCGGCCTTGTGAAAGGTTTTTTCTGTGCTGTTAGGCTTGGTTTCCGTATATTTGGCAAAAGGATAAAGCTGATTTGGGAACAATGCCGTGAAGGTTATATCCGTCAATCCAGCGGATTTCAAAATGCTAACTTCCCCGTCATTGATAAGCGTTGCCGTTTCGTTTTTACCATTGATCTTTATGGTAATCTTTTCAGGGTTGACAGGAAGAAGTATATCATCAATATAAATATCATACATCAGGAATACACCCCTTCCGCAACCGCTTCAAGCCTTTCAGAAACAGCGTCCCCAAGGTAAGAAACAATCCCATCCAAATCCATTTCACGGTTTATGGTGTTGTTATTGTTCATTTCAACCCTAACTTCCGCCGTTGTGAAGTGATTGATAACTTCACGCTCCGCCAAATCCCGGATATTGCGAATATCAGAATCAGAAATCTTGATAGCATCATCCGCATCATCCAAGAGTTTATCATGTTCAAGCCCAGCAAACAAAGCAATATCAGACCATGCAGCGGTATTCCATGCCTTATTTGCGGAAGAAACAACTGATTCAATGGCCTTTCCTGCCGTTTTCCGCCTATCCATAATGCCATCAACAAAACCCTGAACCGTGTATTCACCCATGCTATAGGTAACACGGGAAGGGGAATGAATCTGCATGGAAGAACGCAAAGCCGACATTGCCGATTGTGCCAAAGCCCTTGCCGCTGCCGCAACCGCGCCTTGCCCTGATCTAATGCCATTGGCAATGCCCATAGCAACATTCCGACCAATGGAAGAACCCGCTGAAGCGGAAAGGATTAATCTTGCAATAGATATGGTTTGGTTGGAAACCGCTGAAATCGCAGCAATCGCAACCGATCCCCCGGAAGTGATACCTTGCGCCAAACCGTTTGCAACATCCATACCACTTTGAATCATAAAGATGGAAGGCGAATTAACACCCAATCCAGCGTTTGCAGCATCTATGGTATCAGTTCCCATAGTGGTTGCCGCCGATGTTGCAGCGCTTTCATTCCCGGTAATGCCTTCACCAACGCCAGCGGGAACATTCTGCCCCGCATCCGTCATGGATTGCAACAGGTCTTGGGATAGGTAATCCCCAAAGGAATTGACATCCCCAGCCGCTGCCGCCTGTTCAAATGCCGATTTGAAATCAAGCGCTTGGACAATCCCGGCAAATGCCCCCTGAAGATCAGACAAATCAAGGTTTTGCATAACCGAATCATCCGAAAAAATAGATTGCATGAACCCCGCCAAGATAGGATTATCAGAAACCGTTTGAACGCTATCTGTCAACCCCTGCATGGTTCGGTTATACAATTCATCAATCCAACTTGCGTTGTTTACCATCCCGGCATCCAACTGTTGCATAAACTGATCCTGTGTAAAACCGCTATCTTCCATGAATCCAAGATCAAAAGCCTTGGAATACATGGTTTTCATTAAGTTGTTCCAATCAGCTTGCGCAACCGCATCATCTGCGTAAGAACTCCAATCAAAGTTCCCAACTTGCATCAATGTACCCAGCAAATCATATTCCTGATTTGCCCTTTCCAAAGCCGCTGCCGCTTCAGGATATTGGGAAGCCATACCATTGAACAGTTCTGAAACCTTTTCAGAATACAGCGCTTGCCTTTCTGCAACTGCCTGATTCATAGCCGCTTCAGTCTGTTCGTATTCTCCGAACCACTTTGTTCTTTCTTTATCCGTTGTGGCGTTGGCAATGTTGGATTCATATTCACGCAGTTTCCCGGAATATTCAGCAATCATGGCATCAATTTCAGTATTGGCCTTGGTTGCTTCATATCCAAGGGCGGAACCAAACATGGTTGATGTACCATAGCCCAAGGAAACCGCTGCCGATGTATTTTCATATTCGGCAACCAATTCAGGATTTTTCAACCCTTCAGCAGCATCCTTTACTTTTTGAATCGCATCAAGGGTTTCTTGCACCGATTCTTCATCAACGGTAATCGGGATATTTTGCAAACTCTCCCAAATCTTTTCCGCATCCGTTGGGATGGATTCAAGTGCTGCCGCAATCCCGGCAACTGCCCCGGAAATCAGCAGGAAATTTCCAACCGGGGTATTCAGGGCAAAATTGGAAACAGCGCCCAACACCTTTGAAATGGTTTCGGGCTTAATGTTCTTCAGCTTTTGAATACCCTTGGCAATGCCCGTAACCGCTTCAACGGTTTTCCCAACAGCAGTTAGAACAGGGCCAGTAATTGCCAAGGCTCCCAACAGTTCAATGATATGGGTTTGATCCACTTCGGAAAGGCTGTTGAACTTATCAAGCAAATCATTCACCAAATCAAGCGCGGGTTGAAGCGCCTGAACAAGATTATCACCAAAGTTCGCCATTGTGTTATCCATCTTGTTACCCAACATGGCGTTTTGGGATTCTTGGGTTTCCATCTGCTTATTAAATTCTTCCATCATGGCGGTATTGGAACCATATGCTTCAACCGCTGCCTGAATTGCGGAAATGAATAGTTCAGGGCGGGAAGCCATAGCCGCAATCAGGTTGGATTCCCTGATTTCGGTTAAGCCCATCCTGTCAAGCGTTGAAAGAATACTATCCGCGCCATCATCCCCAAGGTTGCTTAACCCTGTGAAGAAATCACCCATTGCCCTTGCGGGGTCTTTGCTCCAATCATCAACAAACTGTTGCGCAGTTTTCCCGGAAACTTGGGCAAACTGATCCATCAGCAACCAAGAATCAGCCATTGATTGCACCGCTTCAGTTGTCATGTTCAGCTGATCCGCGATTCCAACCAATTCATCCTTTTTCAATCCCGCAAGGTAATTACTGAACTCTAAGCCGCTATCAAAGTGTTGTCCAATAGCGTCAAGGGTTCTTTGTGCCTGTCCACCAACTTCAGCAGAAAGTTGAAACTGTTTAATCAACTTTGAAGCCGCTGAACCGCCAGCTTCAGCGCGGATTCCAACAGCGGTAAAGGCGGTTGCCATACCCAAGATTTCAGGGGTTGCAAATCCTGCCAAATGCCCAGCGGAAGCCATACGATTACCCATTGAAATGATTTGATCCTCTGTTGCGTTGAAATTATTGCCCAAATGGACAATGGAAGAACCAAAGCGGTCAATGTTTTGAACGCCGCCTTCCGTGATGTTCAGGAAACTTGCCACATCTTGCGCACCGCTTTCACCGCTAATGTGCTGATCCGTGGCATACTGTAATTGTGCGTAACTCCGCATAAAGGTTTCCATATCATCAATAGCAACGCCCAAGTTACCACCTGTTTGGGCAATGCCCATCAATTCAGTATAGCCCATTGGGGTTGTTTCGGAAAGTTCCTTTGCGGTTTCAACCAAAGCCGCATATTGTTCTTCAGTACCTTCAACGGTTTTTGTCATGCCGACATAGGCGGATTCATAATCAACCGCATTGCCGTACATCTTTTTTCCAAGCAAAACAAGGGGGGTTGTGATTGCAACCGTCATTGTTTTACCAATCTTTTCCATCTGCTTTCCCGCTTTTTCAGCATTGTCAAGAAAAGTTTTCCAACTGAACTTATCAAGATTAGATTGCGAACCGTTTATATCATCCAAAGCGCCTTGCACTTCATCAACAGCGCCCTTAATGTTATTCAGTTGGGTTGTAATCTTATCCACAAGTTCAATCGTGGTTGAAACTGTTGCCATTGGTTGAACCCCCCTTCACTATTTTTTAGAGCGCTTTTTATCGCTTTCAACCTTTATATCAATGCAAGCGATAATAAACGCTTTTTCCTGATCGTCCATAGCAATAAACTGTGAAGGCAAGATGTGAAATCTATGCAAACAATAGTAAGCATAATTAGCTTCCGCATCTTTGCCGTTTATTAGTTTTTTGCTTCTTTAATTTCCTCGGTCAAATCAATATCGAAACCCGAATTTTCACGGATAAAATTGGCAAATTCCATGTATTCGGAAGGATTATCAATCATTTCCTTCAAAAGATCTTCAGGTGTCATAACACCATAGGAATCCTGAAGTTCGGCATTGTTCAGGTCAGGGAACACAATAGCCGCCACCATCTGTTTAGCCATATAAGCATTAACATCAATCTTGGCGCGATATTGCCCCTTCTTTCCGGGAATCGGAACATCAACGGTACATTCATCCCGGATCACTTCATCTTCCGCCGTGGTCAGGGGGCGAACTTCCCATTTTACGGGATTGCCGTTTTCATCAACAAAAGAAGCGCTTGCCGGGTAAAAGGCATTAGAACGAACCTTCTTATTCTTCTTCAGGAACATGGAAAGATTAGACATAAAACATACCTTCTTTCTTTATATAATGGTCATATAACCGCCCCGGCGCATAACCGGGGCGGTTGTTAAGCCTTAGACCATTCCGGGCAGGGGCTTAAACTTAGTGGGCATCTTCCAATCCTCAAAGGTGCCTTCAATTTCTTCATCCAGATATTCACCGTCAGCGTCAAACTTGGTCAGCACACCGCCGTCAAGGTTGCAGCCCGTCAGAATGATGGTCTGTCTACCAGCAGCGGAAATGGGATCGTTGTTTGTCACCTGAATATCAAAGTAAACATCTTCACCCGTCTTTTTGTAGCGCAGCAGCAATTCACGCATCACAGACTGATTATAATGGGCGGTTCCCTTAAAGGTTCCCTTCCAACCGCTGGATTTGTTGCCCGTCCCGGTCTGTCCAAGGATGGGAACTTCCTGCTTGTTCTTTTCCATGTTGGCTTCAAAATCAATCATCTGCATGAAGTTGTAACGCTTTCCCTCAATCGTGACAAAGCACGTTGCCAATCTTGCGGAAATAGCATCCTGCCCACGCATCAGCGTAGTCTTAGCCATTTTTCATCATCCTTTCTTGATTATTCAAAGCGGTTTACTGAATGACACAAGTCATATACAGCTTTGCCATTGCGTTAATGATGTTCACCGCATCATTCACAACAACCGCCGCCTTTTCATCCCCAGCGGTAACAACCACTTCTTCTTCATCAAAATCCTGAATAGCGCGGATTCTCTCAAGTTCACGATGATGGGAAACAATATCATTCCAAAGGGAAGTTCTGCCTTCTTCATCATTGGGAACCTGTCCGATGTAACGGGTATTGAAGATGGTTGCAATATCGTTGGCAATGGTATCAATAACCCTAATGGTCTGATTCTGTTGGAACAGTTCATTCTTATCCACAGACAGGGTGACAAGGCTGTTCTGATCGTTCAGAATCCGAACATCATCCCCAACCTTATGCAGCGTAAATTCACCCGCATCAATGCAACCTTCAAGCTGAACCTGTGTATAGTTGGTATCAATGGTAAATTCACCATCATAAACCATGTTCAGGGCGGAAGCGTTCACAGCGGTTCCACCGATCACGCCCGTAACCCAATACACCAGCGCAGCGCCAGACCAACCCGAATCAGTAACAGCATTTTTAACGTTGACAACGCCTTCATAATCCGCCGCATTGTGATAAAGCACAACCTGAAACTTCACGCCCATTTCATCACGCATCCGCTTCACAAACGCAGCGTAAAGGGCATTAACGGCAATCGCGCCTTCCACCGTTTCATCATTGACAACGCCAAGGGCATTGAAGGTGAAGGATTCAATCTTATCAATGAAGGTTTGATGGTTGGCAACCGTAACCGCCGCATCCGTGCCGCCAGTCAAGGCAAGGCCAGCATTAGCCGCAAGGGTTTCAGATTTCCAAGTAACAAAATCATTGGCAACCAAACCCGCCGCATTGGTAACGGTCTGCACATCCACAAGGGTTCCAGCAAGGTAAGTCATAACATCCCATTTGGTTTCATCATCGGCATTAACCGCAATCCGAATGGAAAGGGAATTACCACGGGTTCCTGCATATTTTGCGGTTGCAAACTTGTTAGTCGCCTTGCCGCCATTCAGGTTACTATTCAGCTTATAGATATAAGCAATACGGCAATGCAGCATCAAATCACGGATTCCCTTCAGCTTTTCATTGGTATACTCATAACCAAACAGCTTCATGGAATTTTTCTGTACATCTTCCGGGGTAACGGTCATAATATCACCGTCAACGCCCCAATCCAGCGCCATAGGCATTGCCACAATGCCGCGCTCCGACAGTTCAACGGAAGCGGAACCGATAGAAATAAAGTTGATATAACTGCCGGGAAGTTTCTTGTTCTGCGTAAACCACAGACCACCGCCAAGCGCCATATTACTTCACCTGTCCTTTCATGTAATCGTTCAGGATGGTTTCAACATCCTTATGGGAATATTCAGCATCATCCTTCAGCAGAAAAGAAAGCGCATCACGCCGATTAGACCAACGTTTGCTTTTCAGGATGGATTCTTTACTGAATACGGGGGTTGCGGGGGTTTCCACCACAACCGGGGAATCAATTTCCTTTTTCATCGTACTTCCACACCTTCCAATTTCAAATTTCCCGTTGTTTCTATCCCGGTTTCCGTTCGCCACACAAAGAAATCAAAATTGATAAGGAAGATTCCAACCCCATCTTCAATCCTCGGATCAGGGTTGCTTCCACGGGTTAAAACCCCATCAACCTTGATGTATTCAAGGATTGAAAATAAGGTTTCAAACACATTGTTGATTTCTGCATAATCGCCATACTTCCGGGGAAAATAGTGAACCGCCACAAGGTTTTTTCTTAGAAAGCGATCCCCTATGATGGGTTGAATTGTTGGCTTGATGATCCGAACAGAAAAACAGGGTTCGGTTAAACCCTGTTCAACTTCTTCCCGGTAAATTGGGTAATCATCACCGTATTGGGCTTCAATCGCCGCAACAATGCCATCAACCAAAGCGTTCAGCATATCAAAACACCCGCCTTATAAATGAATCCAACATGGTATTCAGGATTGTGGGCGCTTGCCCTTCAAGGGCTTCTTCCGTATTCTTCACAAAGAATTGTCCGGGAACCCAAGATTTCACAAGCCTTTTTCCGATTGCGGGAACATATCTTCCGGGGGTTTGTCTATGCCCATTTTCAACATAGGAAGCATATTCAACGGAATTGGTTATGGTGATGGAATAGCCGCCCCCCGTTGCGGAAGCTGATAAACGATCCGCATAAGAAGCGCCCCCATCAACACCACCCGTCCAACCCCGGCGCAAAGTTCCGCCTTCATGGTTGGTTCCGTCTGCCCCCCGTGTTGATTTGCCAACAGGGGTTGCGGGTATGACTAAGGCTAAATATCGCCCTACCATACCCTTGCAAGCCTGATCGAAAAACTGTTCTTTTTGCGTTGTTGATAAGGCTTGGATTCTGTCAGAAAAAGCCTTCAGTTGCGTTGTGTCCACTTTTATACCCATTTATCCAACGCATCCAACAGAATTTCTTGATGATTAGTGAAAATGGAAGGTTTGGAACTATGGGTATAGTATTCCGTTGCGCCTTTATGGGTTATCGCTATCTTGCTTCCGGGGGGTATATCCAAATCCGGGGAACAAAATAGTTTGGTTATCTTCTTCAGGGGGCTTGCAACCCCATCAGGTTCATTCAGCAGATTGAAGGCCATGTTGTCAACGAAAGATATTTTGCATGGTTCATCTGTGATAGTAACCACATCCTGAAAACCTGTGCTTTTGTCAGCCCGTTTATATGACTGTTTCACGGTTACTTCCATGCGGTCTTTCCATAGCCTAACAAGGGGGCTGTTTACCATCGAATCCGCCTATATGTGACAAATTGGGCTTCAGCCGTGGATTTCAATAGATTCAGCAATCCCAGCATTTGCGCGGAATCGGAACTATTTGCATCCACGGCATAAACAATGTTTGTGTCCCCTTCCTGAAGCTGTTTAACGATGGGTTCAAAGTTCAAATTCTCAAAACCCGCCGTTGCTCCTGCTCCGATTTGGAAGGTTAGAAATTCCACAACCACCAATTCAATAGTGGTATAATGCAGCCCTTCAGGAACTTCAGACACATTGCAAGCATTTTTGATCCGTTCGATAACCCTTTCACCGCAAAAGTTAATCAAGAAATCATCCGATTCCTGTTTTACATAACCCATAGCGGAAAGCAACTGTTCAACTTCAGGCAAAAAGACAGCGCTGAAAGTGGAACTTTCTTCAGCCATATTTCAGCGCCCCCTTTTCGATTAACCCCAAGAGATAATCCGCGCAATCGGAATAGCCCTGTGATTGATATAGGTTCGGTTGGCTTCAACGGATTCACCGCTATTAACCAGCGCCCAGTTCGCACCATTCGCCAGTTCCGCATCAGTCGGGGAAAGCGAAACCTGAGAAGTCTTTTCATAGCTGATACCAAAGGGGCTAAACACCTTGCGCTGTCGGGTATACAGCGTATCAATACCACCCTTGGTTTTGGGATCACGCGCCATTTCATAAGGAACCTTCGCGCCGATGTTCTCAAAGCTGATAGCGCCATCACCAAGAACATAGGTGGTATATTCGGTATGCGCCGCAACAGCGGAAGAACCAGAACCGGAAGCCGCAACATCATTGGTGGGCATATCATCATCAACGATAACAAGGCGACCATTCCAAGTTGCAAGGCCAATTTCACGGGTCAGCCCGTCCTTATCGGTCTGCGTCAGGAAGGTAAGCAGCTTCAGATTTTCAAGGTTGGTTGCAACCGCGCTGTGCATGAACACAAGGCTAAACTTCTTCTTGTTATCACCACAAGCCTTCTGAATCGCACTATTCAGGGTGGTTGCGGTCATGGCGGTATTGATGATAGTGGTATGATTATTGACAAATTCAAGGTTCTTAGTTCCCGTCATGGCAAAAATGCCCGTCAGAATCTTCAGAATAGTTCCCTGATCTATGCCTTCCCAATACCCGGCAACCTGTTCCGCGATATTCTGCATGAAGTCCACGCCGCCCGTAATATCAAAGGAAAAATCCTTTTCCGTCCAAGCCTTGGCGCGACCAACCACAACCACACCTTGTTCAAAGGTCTTAGTGGAAGTTGCGTCAATATCGGTATTGCCATCATAGTTCACGGCATCCCCATCCAGCAGCCCACGCATAGCAATCCGAGCATAGGCGGTTCCATTCTGCGAATTGAAAACTTCCCGAATATCGGGATTCCCCGCAAGGGCGCGGGATTTGCGCAGTTCATTCAGCTTCAGGTTCGGAACCCTGCCAACCATATACTTAAAGGCTTCAGGGTTGAAACTCTTTGCATCAAACTTAGTGTTCGGCATTGTAATTCATCCTTTCTTGATTATTCCAATTTGGCATCCGGGTTTTCAGCAAGGTAAGCGCACAGTTCATCATAACTCATTTTAGAGGTATCAACTTTCTGTTCACCATCTTCCACGCCGTTTTCCCCGGTCTTAGCACCCTTCATCTTGGGTTTGGTGGAATCAAACATGAATTTGGAATCTTCCGCTTCAGTAAGCGCCTTAATCTGATCCGCCAATCCTTTAACCGTCCCATCATCGGAAAGTTCAGCGTTTTCAAGATTCAGCAGCGCCTTCACCGCTTTCAGGTTCTTAGCCTTTGCAGCGGTCAGGGCGGAATTAACAGCGTTGTCAACCTGAAGGGCTTTCAGTTCCTTGGCGTGCTGTTCATCCTTGGCTTTGTTGTCAGCCTGAAGGGTTGCAATCTGATTTTTCAGTTCATCAACGGTTCCCGCCGATGTTCGCAGGGTTTCAATCTGCTGATCCCGCGCCTTAACAGTATCTTCAGCGGTTTTCTTTGCCGTGTTCACTTCATCAAAGCGCGATTTCGGAACATAGTTCTTCAGTTCTTCCCCGGAAGCAGCCGCAACCTTTTCAGCGGTTTCTTCATCCAATCCCAGCTTCAACAGTTCTTCCTTCTTCATGTTCATCATCCTTTCTCAAACACATTTGTTCACCCTGTTCAGTCAGGTTTTGTTTGCCCGTTGAACGCCAACGGGAAGCGAATTTATATAATCCCATATAGGGGGATTATCAAAGCAAAACCGCCCAATTCCCTGTTGAATCAGGCGGTTTCATGTATGAAAAGCGGGACATTAGTTCATCTTTGCACCCCAAATCAGGAAACGGGGCAATCGCCAACCCCGTCCCCCAAGATAGAGCGAGTAGAACAGCCGGGTGGAGGTAATTTGACGCCCCGGCCTGTGCTTATAGCACGTCCCTGTCAATGGGTAAAAATAAGAACAACGGGATTTTCCGTTGTTCTTAGTCCGCATCCACACCGGGGTTATCCAACCCCATAAATTCAGCAAATTCCTTTTGCACCTGTTCAGGCGCACCCGGTTTCAAATGCCAATTATCGGTTTCGGTAACAACCCATTCTTCAAACCATTCAGGTATCATGGTTGGTTCACCCCTTTCACAACTTCCTTCAGTTGCTTCATAAATTCAGTTGCAACTTTGCGCGGGTTCGCTGATCTCATTGATTCCGCAAAACATTCCGCAAACCATTCCCGCGCATTTTTTGTGGCGTATTCGGAAACTTCCGTTCTTGCATCCGCAACCTTCAATCCGCAAGTTCTCATTACCTTTGGGCGCATCATGGCGGAAACATCCTTAATACCATAGTTGCCGCCCAAACCAAGGTTGGACAAATACCCATCCAAAGCATGGCCTATTTCATGGGTAACGATGGAAACCCAATCCGTTCCTTGCGGGTGAAAGCCCTGCTTCACGCAATCCAAATAGGATTTTTTCAACGCAGCGGAATCCTTATAGTATTTGATATTGACTTCAACCCTTCCGCCGCCACGGGTATAGCATTGCGCATAAGTCCATGAACCAATCCCGGTTGAAATTGCGGAAACACCATCAATGTTCCCGGAAAGAAATGGAAATTCATCAAATACTTGTTCATAGGCTTCAGCAATGGCCTTGGCGGATTCAAGATCACACCCGGAAAGCGAAACCTTCCCATCTTTGAACCATTGATGATCCTTCATCCACGTTTCAACTTCACCGATGGAAGAACAACCCGCCAATGTAAGTGTAACCCCCGGCGTTGTAGGTGTCAACCCTGTTTTCCCTGCTCCGTTCACAAATGAAGCGTTCCATTCAGGATATTTCATTGAACGGGGAATCCAATAGGTTTTCCCGGTATCAGGATCACGCGCAGCCCGTTCCCCGATCCCTTCAAGGTCTTTGTAATAGGGGGCGGTTGTGCTTCTACACCAAGGATGAAGCGGGGGAACCGTTACCCCCGGTTGGTAATCCTTCATGGGGATCACCGTTCCATCCATTTGTTGGCAAATATCGGAAGTCCGTTCATCCAGCGTTGCAATGAAGATCACATTATCAACGCCCAATGCCCGGAAGCTGTTGCCCTGCGATATTTCCCGAAAATAGGCGGATTCCGTATAAAGCAACCGCGCCGCATTGGATTCAGAAACCCCCAACTTATGGGAAAATTCCTGAATCAGATGATCCGGGGAATAACCAAGGATCACATTTTGTTGAAGGGTCTTTTGCAATTCTCCAATCAGGGCGGTTTTGTTACTCCAAATCTTATCTGAAAAATTGCGCCCGTCAACTGTCCAAGGTCTTTGAAGCAGGGATTGAAGCTGATCCCCGTTCACCTTGGCAATATCCCAACCGATCCCGATTCCCCTTTGAACCTCAAAGGCGGTTCTATAGTAAGAATCAAGATAGGTTTGCTTCATCAGCCTATCAAAAGCGTCACTTTGCCCCCCATACAGCACTTCAACCGTTTGTTGAAGGTCAAGCTGAAGCGCCTGAAGGCGGGTTATGTGATACCTTGCGGAAGCATTTTCAAGCTGTTTAGACCAATCAGCGGAAATCCCGTTTTCCTTCCCATGCTTGATATAATCTTCAAGCGTCCACTTCAGTTCCTTCAGTTCACGGGAATCAAGCAACCGCCGCGCTTCCGCCATTGTAACCCCGTTATTGGTTGCAAACCGCTGATACCATGTGGAAATCTTTTGTTCCAATTCCCTATCAGCGGCCTTATACATATCCTCAATATCGGAATAAACCTTCACCGCTTCCCTGTGTTCAGACTGTTCAAGCTGTTTGAAGCGTTCATTCCAATAGACGGTATCAATGGGCATTACTTATCACCGCCCGGATCATTGCCCCCCTTGGGGAAATTGTTTAAGTAACCATCTTCAGCTTCTTCCGCCCTCTGTTTCTTCAGGCGCTCCAATTCAGCTTGCGGATCATCAACCCAAGGATGTTGCGCAACCAAGGTTTCATCAGAAAGAATCCCAATGGAATTGCGAACATTATTGATTGCTTCCGTTTCGTTAATCAGAATATCCCGGTTGAAGATCACTGTTACTTCTTCAGATTCAAAATTCCCGATCCCGGTATTTGAGAAATGGCAATTCAGGAACCAAAGCAATTCTTCAAACCCGGCCTGAAATTCAGTTTCCATGTTGTTTGCATCCAAATCAATATCTGAATACATGGATTGAATGTTCATTTGGTTGGGTTCGCCCTGCATCCTATCATCCTTGGCATCAAAGCCTTTGGCATTTTCAATGATTGCCTTTTTGAAGATTTCAAGGATTGTTTTGTAATTCTCCGAATTGACTTCCACCTGAAGGGTTCGCAAGTCACCCGCCGCACCGTCAACAGTTTTCACCTTAACCGCGCCATATTGGGCAAGATTGCGCCTGAACTCCCCAAGGTTTTCACCATCATAGTTCACAAGAATCAAAATGGTGTTTCGGGCATCTTCTTCCATGCTGTTCAGGAAATTGGAAAGAATCAGGTTCACCCCATCTTGCAAGGATTTCACATTGCAAATCAGGGGCTTTTCCGCTGAATTGCGCTTAAAGGGAATCAGCGGAATCTTAGACCAATTAAAGGGGTAAACGCCATCGACCACAAAATAAGGCTGTTCAAAGGGTTCTTCAGGTGTCAGGGTATTGTTATCCAGTTGGAAATAATGAACCCCGGCATCATCGTACACTTCAACCTTTTCAATGATCCTTTCCGTTTCCCCCTCATAGGAAATCATTGCGTAAATACGAATAGCATATTCAAGGATAGTGTGTTCGGCATCCTTCCAACCCGCTATGATTTCATGGCCTTTGAACTTGCGGATCACAAATTCACCGTTTTCATCATAGCAGGGGTAAAGCCAACAGATTCCTTCATTCAGGGCATCTTCCCCAACGGTTTTCATCAGGCGCATAAAGCGCATATTGAAGAAATCAGAAAGCGCCTTCAGATAATCCTTGTTTTCCCCCTGAAAAGTGATTGGTTGGCCTAACAGATAGTTGGTTTTCTGATCCACCATCTTTTCATATTGGTTATCAACAATCCGATGATTCGGAAGGTTCTTAACCTCGGTCAGTTCGCCGCCTTCCCCGATCACGGTTCTTTTCCTGAAAAGAATATCATGCTTCCCGGAATAATAGCGTTCCCCGGTCAACATATCCTTGCGCCGCTTGGAAGCCTTAAAGCGGGAAATTTCCCTTTCAATGAATTGCTTATCCGTCATAACCGCTTTTTCCCCATGCGGAAGGCGGTTTTCAAGATCATCCCCAAAGTGAAACACAGCGTTCACCCCCTTTCCTTTAATCGCTCAAAATCAGAATAAACGTGAAGCCGGGAATAAACATGATTTCCCGCACTAAATCAGGAAGCACGATAATAGCAGGGAAATCTTCATTGTTCCTGTTTTCGGTTCGGTGAATCATCCAAGCACCAGCAGCTTTAGCCCCGCGCATATCGTCACCCCCTTTGAATTTATTGTTTAATGATTTCAAAGCCCTGTGAACAGGGATTTTTCAGCGGGTTTTGTTACTAACCCGTTCCTAATTACTCAAAACTGAAGGTTTCACCCTTGATAAAATCTTCACAGCCATAGCGCATAGCATCCATAAGATGGTTGAAATCATCAATGGGTTTGTTCAGGCGCTTCCCCGTCTTTGTGTCCGTGTCCCATGAATAGTTTGAAATCTCCATTTCAAATTTCACACAGCGGGGATGGACAATGATGAAGAAATCCTGAAGATAATCTATCCCGTTGTTTATGCTATCCTTGCCCTTCCGCGCTGCCGTGATATGGGAAAGCCCCAATTCCCGCAAGCGGTCAATGCTTTTCGGTTCAGCGGAATCAGCGCGGATTTTCTCTTTCATATAACCCATATCCCGAACCTTGCGGAATATGGCTTCATTGGAAAGCCCCTGTTCATACAGTTCATCAAACACCCAAAGCGTTTTTGCCGTGGGATCAATCAAACCGCAAAACAGGGCGGAAGGATCGTTGGTATATCCAAAGTCAAGCCCGAAAACGGATTTAACCGACTTCAGCCCCCGGATTGAATCAATGTCAAAGGCTTCTTCCCGCCAATTTTCAAAGATCAATCCTTCAGCAATGCCCCAATCCCCAAGGCCAGCAACCTTATAGCGCCGGGGATTCTGCGTTTTCATGCGTTCAAACAAAGCCAAATCATTATCATCCAGCCATTCATTACACATATAGTTGGTTGTCATGGCAAGGATTTCAGGATCAGAAACATCAAAGAAGCGCTTTTTCATCCAATGATGTTGATTCCAAGGGTTGAACGTCAGGGTTATTTGTTTGAACAAATCGCCTTCCGTTTGTCCTCGGATAGATTCATCAAGCATATCAAAATCAGCTTCATTGGCGATTTCATAGGCTTCTTCAATCCACATCCAACACAAGGAACCCACTTCAACGGTTATGGAAGTCACCTTTAATGGATCATCCAAGCCCCTGAAATAGATTTTCTGATTGGTTGGAAGATAGGTCATTTCAAGGGGCGATTCCTTCACATCCCAATAGGCATCAACGCCCAGCCTGTGAATAGCCCATTTCAATTCTGTGAAACATGAATCATGCAGGGTTCTATAAACCTTGCGAACCACCAACAGATTTGAACCAGGATATTCCATGATCCGAGTTATGAAGTTCAGCGCCGTGGTTTTGCTTTTCTTGGAAGCGCGGGAACCTTTGCACACCCGGTAACGGCCTTTGAACCGCCAAAATGAACCATAACCCTTGCCCACAACATCAGGCAGGAAAATCTTTTGCACGTTCACAGCGCATCAGCCGCCTTGAAAGCCTGAAGCATCTTAGGGAATTGCAGCGCAATCCAATCAACCGTCGTTTCTTCATGCCCGTGGTGTTTATGCTCCCAAGAGTTAGCAAGCCCGGATTCATTTAAGAAAGCATGGATGATTTCATGCCGTTTCACTTCCTTGATGTATTCGGGGATGTTTGCAAAGTCAACATCCGAACAATCAGAAACAAAGATGGTTTTATTGCTCCAATCACAAACCCCATCCAATCCATTGGGCTTCAAAGCTGGATGTTCGGGGGAAACAACCTGAAGATTGTACTTGGTTCCAAGAATATCAATCTTCAAGATCATCACCCCCGGAAATCACGATGGGAACCGCGCCATTCAGGTTGATCTTATCATTGAACATGGCGTAACGCTTGCCCAGCAATTCAGCAGCCTTCAAGCGTTCGCGTTCATCCGGGGGTTTGGAAATCACTTCCTGAAACCCGTCCCCGCACAAGGAAAGAACATGGGCGCTGGATTCACCCCGCATAACTGAAGTAAGGTATTCCATTACTTCTTGTGCATCAGCAACCTTGGCGCTTCTTATCTGTTCAAGCTGTTGTTCAACGGCCTGTTTGATTTCAAGTTTTTTCAAGAGTTGTTCACCGATTGAACCCGCTGTTTTTTGACTGTACCCCGCCCGGATTGCCGCTTGGGTTGCGTTCATATCAATCAGGTATTCGGCAACAAACTGTTTCTGTCGCGCATTAAGCATGGAATCACCTTCTTTCAGCCATAGAAAAAGCGCCCAAGATTTTATCTTGGGCGCTTCATAATTTGCGCAGGATAATCATATCATAAGATCATACTGCATTTCAATGTCATTCAACTGCATTTTTCTGCATTTTCCTGAACATCACTTTGGGGAATTTGAATGTTTTTTAGGGCTTTCCCGTGAATGATGTATGTTTGCCGTTCATCAAGCCCCATGCGCTGTTGAATCTCCGACCATGAAAGAAGTTCAATGTACCTATATCGCAAGATCAGTTTTTCATTCTGATTCTGAACATTGTTGATTGCATCCCGGATCACCTTTTTCAAATCAAGGTATTTGGTAATATCCCCTTGGATTTCCTTTTCAAGATCAACGATCTTCAAAACAATGGTTTCAATTCTGCTTCCGGGAAGATTGCCCCCTTGCACCCTTTCAGCGCCGTAATTCGCCCCGGAAACGGAAGTTGCAAGCGCCTTCAGGTTTTCAAGTTCGGCAACATTGGAATTTACAAGTTCATTCAGGCGGTAAGCCTGTTTCAAAAAATCCTTTGCGTTCAATCGGATCATCCTTTCTTCAGGTGTTACGGTTTGTTACGCTTTAACCCGCTAAAGCGTAACATTTAGGAATTTCGGAATATAATAGAAGGAAAATTTGTGTGTTACGGTTGTTACGCATGTTACGGTTGATTTTAATTTCTTTATAGTGTCGATCATAGCAGACTATAATATATAATATAATCTCTTGATTTCTCATACATTATAAAAGTAAATAAATAAGAAAACGAAAACAAGCGTAACAACCGTAACATCCGTAACAATGCCCTATTTCCAAGGGGTTTGCGTGTTACGGTTAAACAGTCCAAACCGTAACACTAACCGTAACACGCAAGCGCAACCGTATCAATCAAGGGGATTCCAATACAGATTCAGGGCGATTGTAAGCAGGAACAAAGCCGCAAGGATTATCAGGGGATAGTATTTAATCATCCAGCAGATGATTAAATCCGCATACGCCACCATGCACATTATAGTAAGCGCCATTCAACAGCATCCCCCTTCCAATATTCCTTCAGCTTCTTCAGCGCTGCCTTTGCCGTTTTATAGAACCTCTGAAACTCCAAATAGCGACTATTCCCGGTAACGATGAAAACACAAACGTTCCATTCATCATAAACGCTTCGTGTCACTTCAGCGGTATAGGAATAACCCCCGTGTTCGGTTTTCAGGATGTTCACATCAAACGGTTTCAACTGTTCGGGTTTAATCCGTTCAAGTTGTTTACTCATTTCAAATCATCATCCATCCTTTCAATCAGGGCAATGCAATCCAAATAGAGAAACCCCAAGCACCTTAGATCAATGGCATCATAGGGGCAATGTGCGCAATCGGGATCAGGCTTCAAATGGCAAGATAAGCCCAACTTCAGCTTTTCAATATCTTCAGGCATTAAGCACCCACCTTTCACCATTCCAACGGTATTTCCGTTTATATGGGTTGTGTTCGCAGGAAATACAAGGTTCCTTATGCCAAGTCACCCCGGAAGAAGCCAATTCACATTTCTTATTGCAATACTCCACGCAGCGGGGGCAGGAATCAAACCCGACTATAACAACCCGGTTGATTTCTGCCCCGCAAAATTTGCAATTCTTCCAAATCGGAAGTTCCTTATACATCCGATCCAGCTTCTTCCAAGATGGATTCAGTTGAAACAAGAATAGGTTGAATCCCGGTTCCCACAACAGAAACATAAATCAGCCCGGTTTCCTGAACCCGCTTCAGTTCTTCCAAGGAAAGTTCCCAAACCGTCTGAATGTAATTGATTCCCGTGTTAGGATCATGACATTTTGTAGCGGGAAGATCAAAACAGCCTTCCGCCGTGAAAACCGCATTGGTATCAGGGGTTTCAATCGCCTTCATGCACTTCACCCCTTCCAATCCTTCAGTTGGGGAATCTCCAATTCCATATATAAACGGAAACCGTTGCGCTTGATAGGGGAATCCCCCTTCCGCTTTTCAAAAATGGCAACCAAGGCGTTCCATTTTTCATTCAGTTCCCGGATCACCGCCACGGTTCCCCGGTTGGATTGCACCTTCCGGGAAGCAATGATTTCCTTCATTTCCCGAACGAAAGCCCCAAGCAAATTTGAAAGCGCATCATTACAACTGGATTTAAGCGCTTCCTGATACACCTGTTCACCATACTGTTCAAAATAATCAATCGCCTTCATGGTTGTTCATCCCCCTTCCAAGCATGGAAATAATCATAACCACCCCGCCAATCAGGGCTTTATTGGATTCAAGCACATTTGAATTAGTCTGATTCAAGCGCTTCACGGTTTCTTCAAGTTCCCGGCGCACAGCGTTCAAGGCGCGGTTCTCATTGGTCAGTTCTTCAATGGTTCGCTTCAGGTTCATGGTTTGTTTCAGGTGTTCTTCCCTCAAACCCTTGATAAGTTCATCCTTCTTATCAACTTCAATCTGCAACTGATAGATAGTTGCATCCATGTTTTTGATTTTCTCATTCATCTTTTCTTCCGTCATTTTCTGCCCCTCCGATCCAGCTTAGAATCTATATCAATCAGTTCAATCAGGATAAACAACAGCAGGATTCCGCATATAACCATCAATCATCATCCCTTCTATTGCCGTTGGCGTGAAGCAGGGCAATCAGGAAAACCCCAACGAAAGCGGAAGCGGGAACAATCAGGAACAGCCACCACGCAGAAATCATGTTCACACCCCCCGAATCTTGGAAGCAATCATATCAGCGGTATGGGCAAACAGCACATTGGGGAACAGTTCAACCGCCTTGGAATAGGCTTCCTTTTCTTCAGCGTAAAAAGCGCCCATGTGGAACCTGATACACATGATTTCTTCTTCCGTCAGGGTCAGGAACCGGGAAATGTAGATAATGGATTTTGCCCCGTGTCCGTTGATAAGCGTTTCCTGATACTCATAATGGCTTTTATATCCAACGGGTTCAGTTGTTCCAAACATCACTTCACCGGGTTCATCCACAACTTCTTTGTATTGGTCAATCTTGCAAAGATCATGGAACATCCCAATGATGAAAGGGGATTCTTCCCGCTGCCACTTTAGCTTCAAATCTTCCGTAAGGTGTAAAAGATCATCCGCAACAGCCTTGGAATGGGTATATAACCCGCCAGCTTCAGCCCCGTGGTATTTCGTGCTTGCCGGGGCGCTGAAGAACCCGTTATTGGTCAGCCATTCAGTAAAGGGCTTGTTTTCCACGATCAGGGCAGGGGCAACGCTCATAAATTCATTCAAGCGCTGAACTTCATTCTTCATATTCATCTTCTTCAACATCTCCTTTGATTTTCTGTTCATAGGTGAAAATATCAATTTCCACCGTTGTCCAGCGATAACCGCATTTGGTACATTTCCGCCGCCGTTGTAACACCTCATTTCTGTTCCGAACATCAATCACCGTGGATGTTTCTTCCCAACAGCGGGGACAAATCTTCACATATGTTCCGTTATAAAACGCTATGGCAATCATCCCCAAACACAACGATCATAGAAGGGAAGGGGGCGGTTATCTGAAACACCGCCCCGATTTTGAATCCTTAATTTCAATCCGCGCCAGCAATTCAAACCCGGATTCCCGGATTATGAATTTCAACACCTTGATTAAGAAGTTCACTTTCTTTTCAAGTTCAGCTTCTTCCTTGGCAATCGGTTCAAGGGCATCATGCGCGGTTGGATCAGGCAACCCGGAAGGGTTGCGCAATGGGATTTGATTGCTCATACTCTCACCCGCCTTTCATCCGCCTGTTGCTTTGCAGCTTCCTTTTTGCCCTCATAATACTTGCGCCAAGCATAACGATCAAACGCCCACACAATAGCCCCACCCAGCGCCATAAAGAACAGCGCCCACCAAATAGAAATCACGATGTTCACCCCTTCATAAACTGTTCAAGCATTGACAGATTCATCTTGATATTCTCACAGTATTTAGACCAACGGTCTTTCCTGCTCTTTGCCGCTCTCCAATACCACGCAGCATTTTCCCGCGCAATGCTCTTTGGTTGGGTTGCAAGCATCTTTTTATGCAAATCCTCAATTTCCCCATCAATCTTTTCAAGTTCCTTGGGCAAACCGGGAATCTTCACTTCCTTCAGGTAAGCAATCAACTGTTCAATGATTTCTTCCTGATCCGGGGAATAGCGCAACACATTCTTGAAAAACTTGTTCAACCATTCCTTGGTTCGGGGGAACAGCTTATCCAACTTCAAAACCATCTTGGATTTCTCCCCGTAACGGATCACCAAATCATTTCCCATATGAAGCCCCGCCTTTCATAGTAATTAGTTCGTGATAGGGTAAAGAATCAATCCATGAACAAAATTCCCGCCATTCATCCAGCTTGTGCGCCTTCCGCGCATGGTAGATATTGCGCAATACCTCATAATTCAGTTGAACCGTTCGCCGCTGATTGTAGGAAGAAGGCAAAAGCTGAATCATGTTCCACCAATATTCCTTATCCTTCCATTTCAGGAAAAGGGCGCGTTGGCAATTCAACATATCAATCACCTGAAGCAGCATGGTTTCAGGTGTTCCCGTCAAATGTTCATGGGAAAAATCATCCAGTTCAAACAACTTGGCGTGAATCTTGTGCATGGTGGAACAGGAATCCGCAACGGTTCCAATCTTATAGGTATCATATTCCTTCCACCAATACAGCGGGGCGGTTATATCCAATGAAACGTTTATCATTCGCATGAACTTCCGATGATCCGAACCCGCTGAAACAAGGCGCATCATCAAATCATAATCCCTTTCCCCGATGAAAACCCCGTCAATGGGGCAGGAATCACCATTGCAGCCAAATTGGGAATCAGACTGTTCCCAACTGTTCATTGGATTCCGCATCCCTCGGATTGCAGCTTCCCAACCGAAAACTTCAACGTGTTCAATCTTAATCATTGGTTATATACCCCTTTTCAAAGTTGTCCATGAACATCCGTGAACCTGTTGCTTCAATCTGTCCGTTATACTTGCCGTTATATGGGTTCTGAACTTCGCTTGTTTCAAAGAAAACCAACTGCCCAACGGGATAACCGGGAATCAGGAAGATGGGGTTGGGGGAATCGTTAATCAATTCAAGGGTTATATGCCCATGAAACCCCGGATCAACAAACCCGGCATTTTGAATGGTTAAGCCAATCCGCCCAATGGAAGAACGCCCCTGAACAAAGGCGGAAAGATTATTGGGCAATTCCAACCGTTCAAGGGTTGTTCCAAGAATAAACTGCCCCGGCATGATTGCCCTTGCCTTGTTCGGGTTCCTGTCTGTTCGGAATCGTTCATACTCCACCGATTCCCCCAACATGATTGTTTGGTTTGATTTGGGAATCAAGAAAGTATCACCTAACCGAATGTTCAGGCTTGCGGGGTTAATCAACTGTTCAAGGTTTTCACCCTGAACATAACCCTTTTTGATAATGCTGGATATGGCAACATCACCCAAGATCACATCAATCACCCTTTCTTTTGAAATACTCTAACGGTCTTTTTGCCAACGCGCTTGATAGCAACTTCAAGGTTCAGCAGCTTGTTAATCGCCTTTGAAAACTCAATCCTTGACATAGGCTTCAGGTTGTTTGCAATGCAAAATTCCGTATATCGCCCATATACTTCAGCGGTTGGCGCGTTTTCAATGAAATATTCTTCTTCAGCACATTCCCGAACAAAAGCAAGAATGGGATTGTTGGATTCCTCATAATCATCCAATTCCTTTTGCACCTTTTCAGATGGGGTAAAATCCCGGTTTTCAAGCACCCGCCGCAAGCCTTCAACCCCAATCTTAATCAGGTATTCAATGGCTTCCTGTGTGCGCAACTGATCCCCGATGAAGGGAACAAAATCGGGATCACTCTTTGAAAACTTGGCGTTGAATGGAATGATTATCAATCTGCGCTTGATTGCTTCCCAATCGCGCCCCTTGCCCATTCGGGGGATGTTATTGGCGCTGAAGAACAGTTTAACAAAGGGTTCAAACTCAAACTTTGGTTGGCCTTTCTGCTCCGCATCAATGCTTTCACCCGTGACAATCTTCTTAAAAATGCTTGTGTCAACCACAAATTCATCGGAAATATCATCACCGATGTTCGCCAGCTTCCCGAACAGCATCACGGTCGAAAACCTGTCCGCCAGCTTTTTCAGGTCAAGGCTTGAAACGTTGTCCCTTCCAAGCATGAACTTCAGCATATTCAGGAAGGTTGATTTGCCGTTGCTCCCGCTGCCCGTAAGGATGAAGGCTTTGCCCAATTCATTCCGCCTGAACAGGCAATAACCCGTTGCTTCTTCCAACAGCGCCCGGATTGCAGGATCACCACAAGCAATCTTGTTTAAGGTTTTATCCGTCAATTCATCATAGGCATTTGGGTTGTAATCCCATTCAATGCGGTTGGTGATGATATGATCCGGGGAACAGGGGAAGAAGCTGTTATCCAGCACATTCAAAAGCCCGTTCCTGAAAGCCAGCAAATGCGCCGGGGCGGGGGTTGTGTTGTCCTGAATCAGAATTTCAAGGTATTTCAACACTTCCGTTCGGTTGGCTTGGCGTAAATTGGGGATCAGTTCAATCATTGCCCCTTCAATAACCTGATAACCGGGTTTATATAGCCCGTCATGGTACAAGTGAAGCTGATTGTTGATCCTCAATATATGTGAATTGTTCTTCAGGTATAGGGCGAATTTATCAAAAAGAAAGGTTTGCCCCTTATAGAAGATGGGCTTTTTGAAAGCATCATCCCGCAAGATCACTTCCAATTCATCATCCGTAAGCGGATCAGGAAGGATAAAGCGGTTGATTAGCCTGATACATTCCCGGCTTTCTTCCACGGAAAAATCATTTGCCCCAAGGGTCAGGATGTAATTGAAAAGCGCCTGATTGCGCCCATCCCCGGCCTTCATGGTCAGAAATTCCGCACTTGATTTAATTGGAAACAGCCACTTGGGAAGTTCCTGATATTCCTGCCCTTCTTCAATATCCCATTCAATGAACCTTTCTTCACCATTGAATTTCAGGATTTCATATGAGTTTTTGAAGCCTGATTTTATATCAGCGGTAAGGCCACAAGCTAACGTTGCATGGGTATAGCACTTATCAATTTTGGAATTGAGAAAAAGAAAATGCTTGCCCCGTGTCGTTTGGTAAACCCTGCAATTCAGTTGTAAGGCTTCAACCATGTTCATCAGCTTTTCAGCCTGTTCCGAATCATCCAAATCAATCAAAATGGCATTTCGTGCCAAGATTCCCGCAAATTCGGATAAATGCTTCACTTCATCATAGGTTTTGAAGTCGTTTCGATCTTTGTATTTCTCAATACAGCGCTTGTTTTTGGTTGCCACATAACCCCGAAAAAACACATTCACACCCCCTTTCTTTTTCGATATTCCATGTATTGTTCAAGGGTCAAGGCCATACAATCAGCAGCGTGTTTCAATGCCCTTTTTTTTGTCTTTTCAAAGGTTCCGAAAACCGGGATATTCGGGAACCCTTGCTTATGGGCATACCAATAACCGCTTTTTTCATCCTTGGAAACTGTGTATGGGTACATCAAATCACCCCAAAATCTTTCAGGCGCTTATAAGCAAAGTCAACATACCATTGCTTATCAAGGTAATCAGGAACCTGAACCCCGTTCACAGCATCATTCCAAATGAAGCAATGTTCCGGGGAATTGGAAATCTTTTCAGGCTTCCCGGTTCGCAAGCTGATTTTCACAACCCCACCATCATTGGCCTTGGTGGAAGCAAAGATTCTGATACACTTTTCCTTGATTCGCTTGCCTTGCCGATCCCACACAAGCACCACATTCCCGGAAGCATCCTTTTCCTTATGGTATTTGCAGCCATAACGGATTTCCAAGTATTTGTTGGAAATCTTAGTTACCAACTGAAATTCCTTCAGGTCATTGCATCCAAAAATTGTATCTTCCACGGGAACCCCGGAAACCATATAGGCAACCAAGGCATGATTCAGGATGGGCAAATCATAATCAAGGGGATTCAGCTTCTTCACATAAGCGCCCTTGCATTTGTAGTTTCCAGCAGCATCCACAATGATGTAATTGTTCACATCCTTTTGGAACACCTTGCGGAACTCGTCAAATTCCAGCTTCAACCCCGTTCGGCTTTCCCATTCATAGCAAATATCATCTATTTCATCGAAAGCCGCCTGTGAACCATCCCGCAATTTGACCAACACACCATCCGTATTGCTTTGGATGATCTCACAATGCCCTTCAAGGCGCTCCATTAGGTCAACAAGCAACAGTTGCCCGTAAACACACACCTTATTAGCTTGCAAGGGGTCATATAACGGGTTATTTGCGTCTTTCATTACGCCATATGTAGAATTAAGCACTAACTTCAAGGGAAGCTGAAGCGGGTTCTTTTCCCGCTTATATTTCAAGCGGGTTTGATAAACTTCTTCATACTTTTTCGGATCAGGAATGTTCCGGGAATGAAGATTGTAACGGATCATCAAGGAAGGATAAAGGGAAGCAACATCCATGTTCAGGAAATACCCTTCACCCGAATAGCGTTCAAGCGCTCCATGAACACCGCCCCAACCGAATTGATGGGGAACCCCGGCAATCATGGTTTCAAGCTGAACCTTATTCCCTTTTTCATCCGTATAGCGCCGATTGGCGGGATTGGAATACCATTCCACAACCTGTTTATATTTTTCAATGCGCATGGTTGGGGGGAAGTCTATATCAAATTCATCATCATGGGGTTTCTTCACAGCGCCCAACAGGGTTGCGGATAACTGCGCCTTTGTTTTGCCAATCAAGGCCATGTTCAGGGGCTTCCCCTCGCAGCACAGTTTTACCAAACCCAAATGCGCTTCAAAATCTTCCTTGCGCCGCAAGAAAACTTCAATGGTTTGTTCCACATCATGCCGACAGTATTTGACGGTTTCGGCAATTTCCGCTTCCGTCAATGCCCTGTCAATATCAAAGGGAACCGATGATTCACGAATATCATTACCCATGAACCCTTCAAAGGATTTCAAGCCCCTGTCAGTATTCGCCATCACATCATAATTGTTCAGGGGAATTTGTCTGAACATTGAACTAAACTTCCAACCGGGTTCACCCTTCACAATGATGAAATCATTGATTTTCTTGGGATCAAAGCCGCAAAGAATACCCTTCAAAATGTATTGATCGTAATGCCGGGAATTGAAACCAACCCAAATATCATGCACATGGGCTTCATGGAAGGCTTCAAGGGCATCAGGATCATTGATAATCACAGATTCCTTCCGCGCTGTCATATCCATAATGACAACCAACCAATCCTTTTTGAAAACCTCAAAATCATAGAACAGCAACCCCTTCACCGCCTTTCTTCAGAATTGGGGGATCACCCGTTCAGGATGATCCCCGCGCCCGGAACCTTGGGTTAGTCCTCAATTTCAAAGATTTCCGTGATTTCAAAGCGGTTGTAACCCTTGCTATTCTTGGAATACTTCAGGGCATATTCCAGCTTCCCGGAAATAGCTTCGTGAATGTCCATAATCAGGTTTCCATACTGTTTATAGGTCTTAAACTCCACATCCAGCCCGGATTCCAGCGACTTCAGGAAATCATTGGCAATGTGAACCTGAAAAGACTGTTCAACTACCTGATTCATAAAGATCAGACTGCCCTTGTATTCCCCTTCGGAAAGCACCTTAAACCACACAGACAACATGGGCTTGTGGGTTTCCTTGGTTGCAACCAGTTCCATCTTTTCAATGGAAACTTCATATTCCCCGTGGGGAACTTCCTTGAAACTTCCGCTTGCCGCTGCCCCGGAAGCAATATCATTCTGAATCGCCTTGGTATCAATCGCCTTATCAAATTCATCCCAAATGTTAGCCATGATTATATCCACCTTTCATATTGTTGGTTATATGGGTTACTCGCCGCGCTTTTTGCGGGTTCGGGTCTTGGGGGCTTCCTGCTTGGGCGCTTCTTCCGCCTTGGGTTCTTCCGTGGGCGCTTCAACAGGGGCTTCAGGGGGTTCAGGGGCGGGTTCTTCCGCCTGTTCGGATTCTTCCTTGGGGGCTTCCATTGCCGGGTTCACATCGGGCTTTTCGGCCTTCTGTGCTGCCTTCTTCAATGCCGCGCTTGCGTTCTTATTGGCTTCATCATACACAGCCAAGAAAGCATCATAATCCAGCGGGATTTCCTTGGTTCGCACCCGCAAGCGCCCACCGCCAAAGATAACTTCGTTGGATTTGAACGACAGGGTTCGGGTATCTCCATCGGCAACGATCCGCGCCACAATATCAACCATCCCGGCAACCTTATTGGCAACCTTATCCTGAATGTTGGGCTTAATGGAAGTCAGCTTATCCCCGCCCTTTTTGGTAATATCCTTAGTGGAATCTTCATGGGAAATCAGGATGATGTTTTCATAATCAAGGTTCATCAGGCGCTTGATGGTTGAAAGGAACTCTGTTCTAACCTTATCCCATGCCCTGAAGGAATCATCCGATTCATGGGAAATCCCCATTTCCTGATACATATACAAACGGCAATGTTCATACAAATCTTCCAACAGGTCAACCACAATGGTTTTGAAGGTGTTTTGCTTCTTCTCCAATTCGGCAACCACATCCTTGAAAACCACCCAAGCAAGGGTTTTCTTGGTCATACGGCCTTCAACCTTGACATCATCCCGAATGGCGATATAAGGCGCATCCACAAACTTGATATTCCCATCCGTGTTCAACATCAGTGGATCAGGGAAAGCGTTGGCAAACGTGGTTTTGCCACTGAAGGGAACACCATACAGCCAAATAACCCGCTTCTTAACTGCGTTCAGTTCGCGCCGTTCATTGTTAGGAAGCAACATGAAATCAACTCCTTTTTTGCAATAGTCCTGAAATTCACAATAGTTACAAAGAAAACCGGGATTCTTGGGGAACTCCGATTCTTCCAACGCTTTCTTCACGCCCCGGAAGAAATCAACCACAAAATCCGAATCATATTCCACTTCCATGATTTCTATTTGCTTTTTTGAAAGTTCACTTTCAAGCCGCTTTCTGTAATCACGGATTGATTCATCACGAATGGGTTTCGGGTTCACCTTGGGGATAATCACATATCCCATCTTCCTGATTTTCTTTCCGGGGTTCAGGCGTTCAAAGAAATACTTATAAAGGTGAAGTTGTTTGGAATCCCGATAATGCCGCCCGTTGGAAGTGTATTTGAAATCATACAGTTCATACACACCGGGAACCGGGGAATCATGGAAACCCTTGGCAGGGATCACCAAATCAAGGAAACCAATGAAATCAGGATCAGAAAGCATGATTTCATGCTCCCCATCCGGGAACAGCGCCCGAACACGGGGAATCCAGTATTCCAACTTGATTTGTTCGTTTATATGGGCATCCGTGATAACCGGGTAAGCCATCAGGTATTCATTCACCCCCGCTTCAACCCCCTGTTCAATGCCTGTGTGCATTGCGTGTCCAAGGATCAAAGCATCATCGGGTTTATCTGAAGGCAAGGTTTTTACCCTGTCCAAATATTGCATTTTGTACTTGAATGGGCATTTTTCAAAACATTCAAGACGGGAATGGCTAAATTGCATTGTTTCACCCCTTTCACAATCTCTTTGAAGTCATTGAACCCCGCTGGATAAAGGATGATTCCAACACCGTTTCCCTGATTTATCATGCCAATATTCTTTTTCTGAAGATCAGATGGGCTTCCATGCTCCGCTTTCAGTTCAACCCCCATGAAAAACCCGTTCACATTGACAATCAAATCAGGAATCCCGGATTTCTGAAATCCGCCGCCCCAAACCTTGAAATACCACCCGCAAAGGGGGGCGGTCATTTCTTGAATGGGGCATCCAGCGGGGTAAATGCCTTCAGATTGAAGCCATCTTTTCACCCTGTTTTCAAACAGTTTTTCCCCCGCCATTAGGGATTCTTTTTCTGAAAAAGCCCCTTGCGCTTCTTCTTTTCTTTGGGATCAGGCATATAGAAGGCGTAATCCTTCCAATGCTCCGCAAAAACGGATTTGCCCTTAGGGTTCAGTTCCGTTTTTGCCCTCTTTTTGTTCAGGTGGACAAAGCCAACCTTCTTCATGGTTTCCCGCGCAATCGAACGCTTCAGCTTGCGCATAATTCATTCACCTTCCTTTACCTCAATTTTGATATAAGCGGATTTGGGGGTTGCCTTTGTACATTCCGCCGCAACAGTCGGATATTTCCGTTTGATCTTGGCGGTATCAAGGGTATTGGAAACCGTTTCGGGAACATAGGTAATCTTCAGGATTTCATTATCAATGGCCTTGATCCCGTGGGCTTCCATTGCCTGTTTCAGTTGATCCTTCAGCGCCTTTTCCTGTGCTTCAGCGGCCTTTTTCTGAATCACTACATCCCGAACAGCCTTGAAAACCGCCATGTGCTGTTGCACAAATTCAGAAATAGCGGTTTCTTCTTCCTGATCCGGGTATACAGCCATATCACAAATATCCGGGTTGTAATCACAAGCATCCTTGCAACTACCCTTCAAATCACATCCCCAACAGCACTTGTTTTCTAAAGTTACGGGGCAACTGTCACTTTTACAAATCACCATTGTTCATACCTCGCTTTCCTTGAAAAGTTCATCCGTAAAATCCCGGCGCTGTTCAAGGGCTTTCAGGATTGCTTCTTCAACGCTGTTTTTGCAAATCAACAGGTAATAGAAGCAAAGCTGTTTTTGCCCGATCCTGTGAATACGTTTCTTGGATTGTTCAAACAGTTCGGATTTATCGGTTAAGGTGAAATAGATGATCCTGTGTGCTTTCTGAAGGTTCAACCCCATAGCCCCCGCCTGATATTGAATCAGGGTAACAGAATCATCCTCGGTTTCATAGGCGCTTAAATCCTTGATTAAACCGTTCACTTGGGAAATGGGGCGGTTCAATTCAAGGGCAATCTGTTTCAAGGCTTCCAATTCAGCGTTGAAATTGTAGAACACAATCAAGCGTTCTTTTGTGCTTTCCAACAGGTCAGCAAATGCCTTCAGCTTTTGCGGGTTGTAGTGTCCGCACAGCATACGGCAATACAACCGTTCAGAAAGCACCGAATCACCAACCAATTCAACATCCCCGATCCGAACCAACTTGTTTTTCCTGAAGCGCCTATATTCGGGAATAGTTGGAACAGAAACCGGGATCATGTTTTGTTCGGGCAAGGTGAAACATTCTTCAGTTTTCAGGAAATAAGCCCCATTTTCACGCAGCTTCATTTTCAGCCTGTCAACGTGTTTATATGGGGTTTCTTTATCCACCGTTCTAACGGGAAACCCATCTATATCCAGCGTTACCCAGTTCACATATTGGCGGTTATATAACGCTTTGGAAATAGGCCAACCCAACAGGTGGATTTGTGACCAAAGATTTTCATACTTCCCGGAAGTCGGGGTTCCTGAAAGAAGGATCACATTGGCGGGATTCATCTGAAGAATGAACTTGGTTCTTTTCGCCGTGTCGTTTTGAATCAGGCTGGATTCATCCAACAGCAAAGTAAAGCGCTTCAACTTCAATAATTGCGTTCTTCGCCATAGCAAATCATAATTGATGATGTAAATGATATGCCCCGCAACCAAATCAGTAATCAGCTTTTCTTCATCGTTGAAATCCTTGGTTTTCCATTTGGTCAAATCAATTACTTGGTATGGATAACACCCGGTTTCAAGATTTCCCGGATAACCATAATGTTTGTTCAAATGGTTGAACCAATCCTGAACCTTTGATTTTTGACAAACAACCAAATTTATCAAGGCTCCCAACTCAATCAGCTTTTGAGAACCAACAAAGGTTTTTCCCAAGCCCATATCCATGTAATAGGCAACCCGGTTTTGATTCCGGGTTGCCTTCAAAGCATCAGCCTGAAAGGGATATAGATTTATTGCTTTCACCCCCTGCTTGTGCATCCAGCTTTTCCAACACCGCTTTCCCGTCAAGGTCTGTCAGGTTGAAAAAGTATTCCGAAAGGAAGAAGCGCCGGGATTGTTCATAGTGCTTCTTAGCATCCTTATCAAACGGGTTTTTTTTGTACTCCCGCCTTGCGCAGATGTATTCTTGCGCCGCATCCTTGATAATGGCTTCCACCAACGCAATGCAGCCATCAAGGTTCAAATCATCAGCGCTTGCAATGCGCGGGGGATTTTCAGGTAACATCTTTATCACCTTCAAAGTGGGTTGTGTCAATCTGTGCAAGCGCAACCGTAACCGCTGCCCGGTAAACAATGGCGTGTTTGCTATCCCCGTGGGTTTGGGCAACCTTGGAAAGAAACTGATCCACGGTTCCAAAGAAGCAACCGCATTTCACCTTGATTTCACCCTTCTTATTCCTGAAGAAAGAAGTGAAAGCGTTTCGACTTCCCATAGCACCCATAACCAACAGATGTTCCGCCCGAAAGATAAAAGCATCACCGCAAACCTCGGCATCACCGCAAACCTTGGCATTGCCCCAAACCTTGGCATCACCGCAAACCTTGGCATTGCCCCAAACCTTGGCATCACCGCAAACCTCGGCATTGCCCCAAACCTCGGCATCACCGCAAACCTTGGCATTGCCCCAAACCTTGGCATCACCG